TAACGAACCAACAAGCGGATGGGTACATTGTTGTTATTCTACAGATCACAATAGACATGAATCTTTGAGAGCATATAGAGAAGACGGTAAGGTTAACTATAAACCATGGCTCGAATAATTATCAAAGACAATTTTATTGATCCGCTTTTTTTAAATATTTTACATTATACAATACTTAAAAAGCCCATGACATATAGTTCAAAATCTGATGAAGATAGTAAATTAAAATTTTTTCATTCTCCTATTGAATTGAATTCATTTTACGCTGAATACTTATGTCGAAAATTTATGACATTAATAGATAAAAAAATTGGATTTATAAGAGCTTACGCAAACATACAATTTACAAATATGGATGGCTCCTGGCATAATGATGATGGTGAAAATACTTTTCTATTAATGTTATCTGAAACACTTAAAACAGGAGACGGATGTTTTGAGATTAAAAATCACACATCCGTGGACTTTGTTCAAAATAGATGTATAATGTTTGATGCTAAAGAACAACATAGAGGTTTATCTTCAAAATTTTCTAATAAACCTAGAATTACTTTAGCTTTTAAAAGTAAGGAAATATAATGGCAATTACTAGAGGTTCAATTCCAGCTCAAATAGATGGCAAATTAAGAGGTGCTCGTGATGAGAAAAAGAAAAAAAGAAGAGTTATCGAAGCCATCAAACGTAAATCCAATCGCAAAAAGTCTAAGGTCTAGCGCATTTAAGCCGAAAGTGGTACAATCGAAGAAGTTGTACAACCGTAAAAAGGAGAGAAATGACACTCTTAATGCGGCCGCTAAAGACTATGGATGATAGAGAAAAAGTAAATAAAGGCAAAGTTATAAAGTATTCTCAAGAGAAATTTGAGGATGCTAAACAGATGTCTATGTTTAAATTTTTGAGAAAAGAAGTAGAAGTTAACGGAACGGGTACACATAAATATAGAATTAAAGAAGGCCCTAACAAAGGTAAAGTATTATGACAAAACTATGTCCTAGAGGTAAAGCAGCGGCGAAAAGAAAATTTAAGGTATATCCCTCAGCATATGCTAACGCATACGCTAGTAAAATTTGCGCTGGAAAAATAAAAGATCCATCAGGAACTAAGAGAAAAGATTGGGGTCCTAAAAAAGCAAAAAACGGAATTTTGGCAGAGGTTAAAAACAAGATTGGCCCTGTTCAAGTTTCTCCAAGTGTGACTAAACAATCTAGTGTTGAAGGTAAAATTAAATCAGATGTGACTTCAGGAGGCTTAGGTATTGGTACTAAGTACGGAAATTTAAATCTAAGAAAAACAGATACAACAGAATCTATGAGAGGTTTTAAAGATTACAAAACAAAAGACAAAAGTATATCTTATGATAAAAGATTTAAAACAGGTAAAAATTCATACCTAGATCTTACTTTAAATAAAGGTAAATCAAAATCTAGTTCGGGATATAAAACAAAAACTAAAGGAGCCACTGTAACTTTTACAAAAACTTTTAGCTCTGGAGGATATAATGGTTCTTATATTAAAGGTGAAATTAATGGTAAAAAAATTTCAAACAAATCTTTAGTAAATTATTACGGGAAGATGATAGATGTCTAAACGAGGTTCATGTTGGGTAGGATACGAACAAAAGGGGATGAAGAAAAAAGGTAATAAGATGGTTCCCAATTGTGTACCTGCTGGTATGAAATCAGGTGGGCTAAAAGAATGGTTTAAAGAAAAATGGGTGGATATATCTGCACCTAAAAAAGGAGGAGGATATAAATCATGTGGAAGAAAATCTGCAAGTGGATCAAAAAGAAAATACCCCAAATGCGTGCCTGCTGCAAAAGCAGCCCGAATGACAGACTCGCAAAAGCGTTCTGCTGTTGTAAGAAAGAGAAGTAAAGCACAAGGGGTTGGTGGAAAGCCGACCAATGTAAAGACCTTTGCTAAGGCAAGCACGGGTGGTATGATGGATTATTATAAGGGGATTATTTAATGGCAAGTTCAGGGACAACAACATTTGATTTAAATATTGATGAAGTCATTGATGAAGCATATGAGAGATGTGGTTTATCAACTCAATCAGGTTATGATTTAAAAAGAGCAAGACGTAATTTAAACTTACTTTTTTCTGAGTGGGGAAACAGAGGTGTTCATCTTTGGAAAGTAGCCCTTAATGAAGTTGCTCTTGTAAACGGACAACCTAACTACACTACACCTGCTGCAGTCAGTGACGTTCTTGAAGCTTTTATCTCAACTACAAATGAAGCTGGAAATAATATTAATACACAAGATGTATCTTTAACTAAAATAGATAGATCTGCTTATGCAGCTCTTCCTAATAAATATGCTACAGGGCAACCTTCTCAATATTATGTAGATAGACAAATCACACCAATTATAAATTTATATCAAGCTCCTAATTTAAGTACTTACACAACTTTAAAATATTACTCGATAAACAGGATTGAAGATGCAGGAGCCTATGGAAATACTCCTGATACACCATTTAGATTTTTACCTTGTATGGTATCAGGGTTAGCTTATTACATATCTTTCATGAAAGCAGCTGAAAAAACACAAATGTTAAAATTAGCTTATGAAGATGAAATGAAAAGAGCTTTAGATGAAGATGGTTCAAGAACATCTTTATACATTGCTCCACAAACTTATTTTGGAGATGGAATATAATGGGGACATTCGCAAAAGGTAAAAGATCATTAGCAATATCAGATAGATCTGGTATGGCATTTCCATATACTGAAATGGTTAGAGAATGGAATGGCTCACTAGTTCATACATCAGAGTTTGAGCCTAAGCATCCTCAGATTAGAAGAAAAAGAGTTGTAGCTGATGCTATTGCTTTACAAAATTCTAGAGCACAAGATTTTCAACAACCTGAAGTACCTTTTCAAAATGATGACACAATTGCTGGGTCAGGTGGCCAAGGGCAAGCAGTCGCTAACCTTACATTACCTGGTCAGTTTGCTTTTCAAGTATTTTACGCAATAGAACACGATGGTTCAGAAGGAAATACAATGCAACCAAGAGATCCTTCTTTACAAAACAGAAGAAGACAAGCTCAAACTACAGTTGGACAGGTAACAATAGGATTATAATGGCTATAACATATACAAATTTTTTAACACAAGTCAGAAACTACACAGAGGTAGATAGCAATGTTTTAACTGATGCTTTATTAGATCAATTTATCAGAAACACTGAATTAGAAATAGCTGGTGCCGTAGATTATGATGATCTTAGAAAATATTCCAATTCAACTACAACAGCTTCTAATAGATATGTCTCTATGCCAGCTGATTTATTGATTTTAAGATCTGTTCAAATTATCAGTTCAAATGTAAGAGCTTTTCTTGAAAAAAGAGACACTAGTTTTATTTCAGAATATGCTCCAAATGATACAGTGACAGGGCAACCTCAATTCTATGCTAATTGGGATGAAACAAATATATTATTAGCACCAACTCCTGATCAAGCATATACTATTCAAATTAACTACATTAAAGATCCACCACATTTTGATAGTTCTACAAACACATTCCTTTCTCAACACCAGGAGGCTTTATTATTGTATGGAGTTCTAAAAGAAGCTTTTGGCTACCTTAAAGGCCCTGCCGATCTTTACAATCAATACTCGCAAAGGTACAATGAAAGTATACAAGCTTTTGCCCTACAACAAATGGGTAGACGAAGAAGAGGAGAATACGACAGTGGAGTGCCTCGAATAAAAGTACCTTCACCGTCACCATAAAATTAATTAAGGAGAAAACATGGCAATAACAACTAACGCAATCTGTAATTCTTTCAAAAAAGAATTATTAGAAGCAACTCACAATTTTAGTAACCCAGGTGGTAATACATTTAAACTATCAATGTACACTAACTCGGCTACTTTAGGGAAATCGACAACATCTTTTACAACTGGCAACGAAGTATCATCACCAACTGGTGGATATTCTTCTGGTGGTAAAGCACTTGTAAACACAGGAACATCTTTAGCTTCTAACACAGCTATCACAGACTTTTCTGATTTATCATTCACAGGTGTTACAATTACTGCAAGAGGTGCATTAATTTATAATGACACTGCAACTGGAGATCCATCTGTAGCTGTATTAGATTTTGGCGGTGATAAAACTGCATCTGCAGGAACATTCACTATTCAGTTCCCAGCATTTACAACGAGTGCAGCAATATTGAGAATCGCTTAATTTTAAAGGAGGTGCCTGCTATGGCGAACATTACTAATTTGTTTTTCATAGCGGGTCTTCCGTTCGACCCAGGAGCTATTTATGGCTAATAATAACTGGGGTCAAGGTGATTGGGGAATAAATAATTGGGGCGATCAAGCTGATACAATTTTTTCTGTTACAGGTTTAAGTGCAACACTTTCACAAGGCGTTACTATTGAGCCTACGGCTGAAATTAACGAAGGTTGGGGTAGATTAACCTGGGGTGAAAATGCTTGGGGAATAGCAGGAGATATTTTTGCTTTAGGTCAATCAATGACTGCAAGCATTGGTTCTGTTACTGCTAATTTTGGTTCTTCGGTAATTCCAACTGGTCAATCTTTATCAGCTGTTCAAGGAACAGCCACTACAATAGAAATTGCAACTCAGTTTGAACTTACTGGACAAGCTGCAACTTTATCACTAGGCACTACTTCTGAAATTGCAGGAGATGCAAATGTTTCAGTCACAGGCATAAGCACAAATACCAATGTTGGTTCAACAACAATTGATCCAGACTTTTTAATTGGTGAAGGTTGGGGTAGAGGAACTTGGGGCAATAGAGTATGGGGTGGTGCTTACACTGTAATAGCACAAGGCCAATCTTTAACTACATCTCAAGGCACAGCGATAGGTAAAACTGATGTAGATGTATCAGTAACTGGTTTAGATTTATTAACAATTACTCAAGGATTAAGTTCTATACAAATTGATAATGATGTTTTTGTATTTGCATCAGAAGATCAATTAGATTTAAGTTTAGGAAATCAGTCATTAGAACAATCAACAAATGAAAGCGTTTCAGGACAAGCACTTTCAGGTTCATTAGGAACAGTGGTGCCTGAGCCAAAAATTCCTGTAGATGTAACAGGGGTATCTGCCTCATTAACCCTAGGTTCAATAACACTAATTCAAACAACTGTTGAATCAGTGACTGGTCAATCAGCAACTTTAACCGCAGGCCAAGTATCTCAAGAAACGGCTTATCCTGTAACTACTGCAGGGTTATTAAATACATCAGCTGGATCAGTAACTGTTATTGGTACAGCAAGTATACCTGTATCTGGTATAGGCTTGACGGCTAACATCGGTTCGGTTAATATTACGGCATGGAGTGAAATTGATCCTGGAGTAAATAATACATGGACCCCAGTTGATCGAGCTGCATAATTTTGTTAAAATAGGAGACATATGACATCAAGTTATTCAACAGATTTAAAACTAGAATTGATGGTAACTGGCGAAAACGCTGGTACATGGGGTGATAAAACTAATACAAATTTAAACTTAGTACAACAAGCTATTGCAGGTGTAGAATCAATTACGCTTACAGATGGCGGAACAAAAGCACTTGTCATGACAGACGCTACTATTTCTGATGCTAGAAACATGGTTTTAAAACTTGCAACAATTACATTAGGAAGTGCAAGTAATTTAACTATACCTGATGGAATTGAAAAATTTTATATCCTAGATGCAACAGCAGTAACTAATCCTACAAACTTAACTTTTAAAACTGCATCAGGAACAGGATTCACTTTAGACGCTGCAAAGATTTACGCAGCATACGCTGATGGTACAAATATTGTTGAAGTATCACTTGATACTTTAGGAGGCACAATAGGAACTGCTCAAATTGCAGACAACACAATTACTGCAGCTAAAATTTCAAACAATGCAGTAACAACAGCTAAAATTTTACAATCAAATGTTACAACAGCTAAACTTGCACAAAACGCTGTAACAGCTAATCAAATTACACAATCAACAATTACACAAGCTAAATTAGCTGCAAACTCTGTTGGGCCAAACCAATTACAATCGACAGCAGTTACAGCAGGGGATTACACTACTGCAGACATTACAGTTGATGAAGATGGAAGAATTACAGCTGCATCAAGTGGAGCAGCGGGATCGACTAATTTTAAATTAACTCTTGCTGAAGCAGGCCCTGCGTCAGGAAACTTCACTGCTGACCCTGCAACAAATTTAATAGTTGCATACGCAGGAGGCGGAGGAGGCGGCCAAGGAGGGCGAACACCAGGTGCGAATAGCCCTGGAGGTCGAGGTGGTTCTGGTTATTTCTTTTTTCCAGTAAGTCAACCTTATGGACCACATCCATATTCAGTAGGTGGACGAGGTGGTCAGAATAATCCACAGAGTGGTACTCCTGGAGGATCTACATCTTTGACTCCTTCACCAATATCAGCGCCAGGTGGCACAGGTGGTAATAATGCAGGTCCGGGTGCAAGTAACTCTGTATCTCCAGGTCCAGCTGCGCTTGGTATAAATAATAACCAATTAATAAATGGATCAGAAGGATTACCAGTTACTGAACCTGAAGATACAAAATCTGTCGATGGTTATTTATATATTTACGAAAACATTTTGAGTTAATTATGGCAATAGCATTATTTAGAAAAGACACAACTTCCCCAGTAACTTTTTTTAGAGTATTCGCAACACAATCATTAGTTACTGAATATGGTTATACTAATACTAACATTTATAAATCAGTTACTATTACTGATGCTGAATTTAACAATATTAGAACAAACGTTAGAATACCTGAGTCAGTAGATTCAGATAACAATATTACTTGGAGAACAGAGGAAGACACACCTTCATGGAGTAAAGAAAACTTTGAATATAATCTTAAACAAACAATAGCTGCATTAAAACATGTAAATGAAAATCGTAACGGTCATTCTCAACAAACAGTTTTCACAAATTACATAAATTTTCTTCAAGGTATAGATACAAGTTCAATAACTTGGCCTTATGCAAAAGATTTAGAAAAACACGCATCAGATGCAGGTCAAACTTTTATACACGTTTCTGAGATTCCGTAAAGTCTTGTTTAATATTTTAAATATGTTATAAGTCTTCATGTTCTTTAAAAAAATACAATTTAAAGCACCTGAAAATTATTTAAAAGCTGATTTAGAATCTCCAATACCCGCAAAAAAAAATATACCAGAATGGTATAAAAAATTAACTCACACACTTGATAAAAAAACAGTAAAAGGATGCATGCCTTTTTTAGATGCTTTGACAGCAGGGTATATAATAAAAACCCCTTATGATTTTGCCATAGTGCACAACGAAAAAAATCCTAACCATGGCAAAGTTTCACAAGGTAATTTTTCTGCTTTAAAAGAGGTACGAAAAGCTTCCCAAGATTTAAATATACCTTTTATGGATAATTACACACATGAACCATTTCAGTTAGAAGGAAGTCCTCAATTAGAAAAAAATTCAAATATGGGATTTCACAAATTTGTAAATCCTTGGATTATAAAAACACCCCCTGGATATTCATGTTTATTTGTTTCACCAATGAATAACAAAGATGATAGATTTGATGTAATATCAGGTATTGTAGATACCGATACTTATAATATTCCCATAAACGTACCCTTAATAATAAATAGTGATAAATATAAAAGTATTAAAACAATTGTAAAAAAAGGAACACCAATAGTTCAAGTCATGCCGTTTAAAAGAGACTCTTGGGAAATGATAATTAAAAGTTATACAAAAGAAGAATTAGATATTAACCTTGTAAAAATTTTTTCTAAGTTTTTAAATAAATATAAAACTATGTTCTGGAATAAAAAATTATGGCACTAAAAAAATATATAAAAATTTACGATAATGTAATTCCACTTGATACAGTAGGGTCATTAACTAAATTTATTTCTAATTTAGACTTTAAAACTGCAAAAGTTGGATTGGGTCAAGAGGAAACAGATATTCGTAATGTGTTGGATAGGTCCTTAACTAATAGCTGTAAAAATATGACTGAAATAAAATGGTTTAATTTTATAAAACACGTTTTTACACAATATACTCAAAAGTATGTTTTCAATGTTGTAAAGCAAGAATCTCGTAGTATTAATCCTGGACAAATTTTAGAAATAAACGCTTTGAAATATAAAACAGGTGGACATTATATTTATCATGTAGATTATTTTGAAGCTCACCCAAGGCAGTTTAGTTTAATTTTATTACTTAATAATGATTACGAAGGTGGCGAATTAGTTTTTAATGATCCATCTTATCAAAACGAATATATCATACCAGTAAGGCCAGGAAGACTACTTGTGTGGCCTAGTAATTTTTTGTTCCCTCATAAAGTAAATAAGGTTACAAAAGGCACAAGATACAGTATAGTAGGGTGGTCTTATTAATGAATAAACTAGAAAATAATTTATATATCTTAGTAAAAAATTTCATCTCTCAGGATGAAATTAATATTTTAAAAAATTATTGTAAAATAGCACATAGATTTAATGATAGACATTTTGATCCTGTATTAAACTTTGACACAGGAATTTATAGTGATCCTGTTTTTGAATCTTTAATGGTAAGTAAAACTAAAAAAATGAGTGAGATATGTGAAAAAGATTTAGTCGAGACATATAGTTATTGGAGAATGTACACAAATGATGCAACTTTAAAAATGCACTCTGATAGACCATCTTGTGAATTTAGTGTAAGTGTTATGATTGATTCTGATGGCACACCTTGGCCTTTTGTTGCAGGTGATAATTCAATTGATATGAAACCCGGAGATGCAATAGTTTATAAGGGATGTGATTTAAAACATGGTAGACCTGATCCGTATAAAGGTGATTATCACTCACAAGTTTTTTTACATTACGTAGATAAAAATGGAAAAAACAAAGATTGGATCTATGATTCAAGACCAAGTTTAGGAATGCCAAATACAAAAAAAAGGAGATAGTATGAAATTTGTTTATGAAAAAGAAAGTTCAAAAATAGTGTTTAATTTTAAAGAAAGATTAACTCTTCTTTTTACAGGTAAATTAGAATTTACTGATAAGAATATGAAAAAACTTTTTAATAATCTTTTTAAAATATGTGTAGATTTTCAAGTCAGATTTGACAAAAACGTCCAAAAGCTAGTAAACGATCCACGAGAAGAGATAAATACTAAGTAACTTGTATAGTTTATATCAGAGCGTTAGTTTGCTATAATAGCGATATGCCTTTAGCAAAAGTAAACATAGCACCAGGATTCGACAAACAATCTACACCTTCGGATGCAGAGGGTCGTTGGGTAGATGGTGATAATGTAAGATTTAGATACGGAGAACCTGAAAAAATTGGTGGCTGGCAAGCATTAGTTAATAAAGAATTAGTGGGCGCAGCTAGAGCTCAACATGTATGGGCAAATACCGCTGGTAAAAGATATGCTGCTATTGGAACTAATAAAGTATTAATTATATATTTTGATGGTGCCTTTTACGATATTACACCTTTAGACACAGATAATTATTCTACTGGCGCTAACATAACAACGACCAACGGATCAGCCACAGTAACCATTACAACATCCTCTCCTCATAACTTAGATGTAGGAGACATAATTACTTTTGCTAATGCTGGATCTTTTGGAGGTGATACAAATTATACAGCGACAGATTTTGATGATAAATTATTTGAAGTACAAACTGTTCCTTCAACGACAACTTTTACAATTACGATGCCCTCAGCTGAAACAGGGGCAGGAGAAACCAATGATGGAACTCTAGATGTTAGACCTTATGTTGCTGTAGGACCTTTAACTCAATCTGCGGGTTTTGGTTGGGGAACATATTTTTTTGGTGGAAGACCTGTAGCACAAATAACAACTACTATGAATAATGGAGGCAATATGTTAGTTGGTGATACCTCGGTTGTTTTAACAGACTCATCTATTTTTCCTGCATCAGGAAAAATTAGAATTGGTTCTGAAGATATGGAATACACAACAAACACCACTGGCACAAACACAATCAGCGGAATTACTAGAGGCATTAACGGAACCTCAGCAGCAGAACACACTGATGGATCTACAGTAACAGACATCACAGAATACACAGGATGGGGAGATGCGTCTTCAACTAGTTCAGTAACTATAGAACCTGCTAACTGGTCATTAGATAATTTTGGAAATATTTTAATAGCGACTGTGCATAACGGAGAAACTTTTACTTGGGACGCATCCCTTTCAAATGCTTTACAAACAAGAGCTACAATTGGATCAGGAATGCCTACAAAATCTGTAATGACTATTGTTTCAGATAGGGACAGACATTTATTTCATTTAGGAACAGAGACAACAGTCGGATCTCCATCTACACAAGATAAAATGTTTATTAGATTTTCTGATCAAGAAAGCACAAGTGTATATGAACCAACATCAACGAACACCGCAGGAACATTTAGACTAGATGATGGAACTAGAATTGTTGGAGCTTTTAAAGGTAAAGATTATATTTTAGTTTTGACAGATACTGCTGCTTATGAAATGCAGTTTGTGGGGCCACCTTTTACATTTTCTATAAGAAAAGTAGGTTCTAATAACGGACTTATAGGTCAACACGCAGGAGTGTTTGCTAATGGAGCTGTATTTTGGATGGGTAAAACTGGTGGATTTTACATGTATGATGGTACTGTAAAATCTTTACCTTGCCTTGTAGAAGATTTTGTATTCACAACTGACGGTAATAATCCTGGGATTAATTATGATTCGGGACAATTAGTTTATGGAGGTATTAACGAACTATACTCAGAGATAAATTGGTTTTACCCAACAAGTGGATCTGACGTAGTTAATAGAGTAGTAACTTATAATTTTGATGAAGGAGCTTGGACAACTGGAACTTTAGATAGGTCTACTTGGGTAGGATCCACAGTTTATGAAGTGCCTTATGCAACAGACTATAATGCATCTAACACACCTACATTTCCTGTTGTTAGCGGAGTATCTAATGGTGCCTCAATATATTATGCACATGAAGTTGGAGTAAACCAACAAAATGGAGATGGTACACAAACTGCAATTACTTCTTTTATTAAATCAGGAGAGTTTGATTTAAATGGAAATGCAGGTGTCCCGGGAGACGGTGAGTTTTTAATGAGTATAAGAAGATTTTTACCAGACTTTAAACGTATAAGTGGCAACGCAAAAATAACAATATTCTTAAATCAATTTCCACAAGGCACATCAGCAGCTTCAAGCCCACTAGGTCCTTTTACAATTACTTCTAGTACATCTAAAGTAGATACAAGAGCTAGAGCAAGATTAGCTGCGGTACAAATAGAAAATGAAAGCCTTAATGAAAGTTGGAGATACGGAACTTTTAGATTCGATGTTAGACCAGACGGAAGAAGATAATGGCAAAAATTACAATACAAATACCTGAACCAAAATCTGAGTATTCACAAGAAGATCAAAGACAAATACTTCAAGCATTTAGAACTCTTCAATCTCAGTTGAATTTCTCATATGAGAATGATATAAAAAACAAACAGGATACATTTACTTATTTTTTATCATGACAATACAATATAAAAGCGAAACTTTCGATTTAACGACAACAAACATTACGACAGTTTTAACATGTCCTTCTGATGCAACAATATTAGTTAAATCATTTCAAGCATCTCATCAAACTGCAAGTAACGTAGATGTTGATGCATATTTACAAAAGTCTGGTGGGTCGAATGTAGAAATAAGTCATGCACAACTTAATAAAAATTTTACTAATATGGTCAGTGATACATTAAACATGGAAGCATCTGATGTTCTCAAGATACAAGCCGATACTGCAGATGCAATTACTGGTGTTGTGAGTTATGCATTANTAGACAGATCTCAAGAAAACGGTTAATACATTTTGTGTTAAATAAACAAACANATCTTCAATATTTAATTGAACAGATAAATAAAGGCGAAGTTGTAGTAGTTGATAATTTTTTTAAAGATTATGTATGTGAGTATCTAAGATTAAGAATGTTAACATCAACATTTTTTCACGCAAAATATAAAGATTATCAAGCAATAGATTACACAATTGAAGATTCAATTACTAATGAAATTTCACTTGAAGTGAAAAATACTTATAAATTAAAAAAGTTTAAGAGAGCTTGGTCTTTTATATACAACAACACTGCAGAAGGAACAGAATTTCATGCAGATCCATCTTTTATAAACATTAATATATGGGTAACTCCAAATAAATCAATTTCAAATTTTAACAAAAACGGTTTAATAATATGTAATAAAAGACCTCCTTCAGATTGGACAAGAGATTATTGGAATGCAGACAAAAATAATTGCATAGATAATTTTTTAAATGACAATACGACTAAGTATATTAAGATTCCTTACAGATATAATAGAGCTATTTTTTTTAATGGTGCTTTATTTCATAGAACTAATGGTGTAGAAACAAAACCTGGAATAGAACATAGAAGGGTTAGCTATACAATGCTTTTTGGTGAAAGTTTAAGTGATGACTAAAATAAAAGTAATAGATAATTTTTTACCTAATAATGTATTCACTAATATAAAAAATACAATTTCTACAAACACTTTTCCTTGGTTTTACAATGATCATGTATGTTTTAAAAACGAAGAAGAAAATTTATTAAACAATTTTATGTTTACGCATAATGCTTTTAAGATAGATAAAAATGTAAGAATAAGTGAATATTTTAGTTTATTTCAAGATGTATTATCTAAATTAAATATTATTGCATTAGTAAGAATAAAACTTAATTTAATGTTAAAAACTGAAAAACCCGTAACTCACTGTATGCATACTGATTCAGATGAAGATTTTTATAAAAGTGCAATTTTGTATTTTGAAAATAATGACGGGGGAACTGTTTTTGAAAACAAAGAATTTATACAAAATAAAGAAAACAGAATTGTGTTATTTAATTCTAACATGAAACATTCAGGTGTCTCACAAACCAATACTAAAAGGAGAACTGTTTTAAACATAGTTTATACATAATGGCTAAAATACCTTTATTTACTGATTCAGTATATTTTGAAGCAATAAAAAATTTGGACCTAGATACGTATATTATTGAATTATTAAATGAATCTATAAAAAATAAAAATACAGACAAAAGAAGTAATGTAAATGGTATTCAAACTAATAATATTCTCAACGAAAAGCTTATAGGTTTTTTCAATCTATCCATAAAAAATGCTTTAGACTCATTTGGAATAAAAAATTCAACTGCAAAATTTGTCTATGCTTGGATTAATAAAAATTATAAAAATAGTTACAATAACGTTCATATTCATCCTGGCTGTCATTTTGTTATGGTGTATTATTGTAAAACTCCAGAGGATTCTGGATCATTAGTTTTTAGAAGAAATGATCAAACAGTTGAATTACAAATGTATGACGAACATTTTAATACTACTGACAGTTTTAATAAGTTTGAAATAAAACCAAAAAAAGGATTATTTATTATATTTCCTGCTCATTTACAACATTATGTAAATATAAATAATACACAGGAGGATAGAATAAGTCTTTCATGTAATATAAGATTAATAAATAATGGCTAAAAAGAAATCTATATTTGGAGTAAATAATTATCATAAAAGTACACCTAAAAAACGTCCAGGTCAGCACGCAAAAAGGTATAGTAAAAGAAAACCTTACCGTAAAAAGTATCGTGGACAAGGGCGTTAGTTTAGTATATTAAAAGCACATGGCTGTTTATCACAAAATAAAATGCGAAACCAAAACTATCTATAGAAGTATTAAAACAGGTGAGAGATACGAAACAGAAGAAGCTTTTTTAGCCAACCATTCTAAAGAGGATTTAGCCACTGATGTTGAAGTGATGGTCCCTGATCTCCCTATATTTAGTAAAACAAAAAAATAAATGAACTATTTAGACATAAAGTCTTTGAAAATTGATAATTTACACGAAGTTAAAATATTTAGAAATATAATTAAATTTGAAGATGATTTTAATTTCAACGATATACTAGATTTAATATCTTTTAATTATTTTAGAAATACTGCAAAATGTGCTGATCATGTTGGTTTAAACATGAACGATATTTTTAGTCATACTTTCCAAATATTTGATGTAAGTCAATATGAGAAGTTAAAAAATTTACATAAACAACTATGTATATTTTTTAAAAAAAATATAAATGATAATAATTTTAAGCCACATATTTTCTTTTCTTTTAGATCTGCTACTGGTCCGTTACATTCAGACAATGAAAATGTTTTTATTGTTGGCCTTGAAGGTAAAACTTTTTATGACTTTCCCACTTTAAAAAAAATATATGATGTTAACAAAACAGATGCTATATTTATTCCTGCAAAATTAATGCATGCTACATCGTCAATACAGAAAAGAATAATTTGTTCATGGGGTATATATAATTAATGAATCCTTTAGGTGGAACAGAACTACAGCACAATTTTTTAGAACAACATGTGTCTAAAGATTTACTAGATAAATTTCAAATTTGTACATCGGTTCCTGGGAAGGTACCTTTGTCTAAAAATAAAGTAAACATACTTTGGCAAAAAATGGCCACTGACCAACCACACTTTCAAGAATTTTTTAAAGACCCTGAACAAATAAAACAATATGATTATTATGTTTTTAATAGTCATTGGAACTATGAACAATGGAGAAAGACTTTTAATCTCCCTCATGAAAAATGCACTGTAATTAAAAATGGTATAGTAGATATAAAAAAAAGGAACCCTGAACCAAGAAGAGAAAAAATTAAATTGATATACCATCCTACTCCTTGGAGAGGTTTATCTATATTGCTCGGAGCAATGCAACTAGTTAAAAACCCGAATATAGAACTCGATGTATACAGCAGCACTCAAGTATATGGAGATGATTTTAAAAAACAAAACGATCATCTTTATGAACCTCTTTATGATCAAGCTAAAACATTATCTAATGTAAATTATATTGGATACAAACCAAATGAATATATATTAGAAAATTTACATACTTATGATGCTTTTGTTTACCCTAATGTCTGGGAAGAAACATCTTGTATATCTGCTATTGAAGCTTTAGCCTGTGGTTTGTATATGGCCACAACAGACAATGGTGCGTTATACGAAACATGTTCTGAGTTTCCTATATACATACCTATGGATACAAACTTTGAAAATTTAGCTAGACAATTTGCAGCCGTCATAGAAAACATACCCAATCAAATAAATGATGAAGGATGTCATACACACTTAAAATTTCAACAAAATTTCTTTAATCATTTTTATAATTGGAAAACTATAGCTGGTTATTGGACTAATTTTTTAGAAGGAGTATTAAATGCAAGATCCTAGTAAACCTATTTGGTTTAACAAACCAGGAGAAGAAGTACCTACAGGGAATAAAGAACCTAAAAAATTTTCTATTTTTGTAGCAACCCCTTGTCATAGTGAAGTCTCTATTCATTACTTTCAAGCTTGTTTAGATTTTCAAAAACAATGCATGAAAAACAATGTTTTGGTTTCTTTTCAAATCATGAAATCATCACTAGTAACACAGGGTAGAAACTTGTGTGTTTCTAGTTTTATGGAAAGTGGTCACACACATTTACTATTTATTGACTCTGATATTGATTTTCAAGCAGCCTCAATATTTAAAATGATTGCAACAGATAAAGGAGTAATATCTGTTCCTTATCCATTAAAAGATTTAAATTGGGATAAAGCATGGCAAAGAATACAAGCTGGGGAGATAAAAAACGCAAAAGATTTAAAATTTAAAGGTTTGTATAGATACCCTATGAAGGTAAAAGAAGAAGATAATATAAGGGTTGATAATGGTGTTATTGAAGTAACCCACTCTCCAACTGGATGTATGTTAATTAAAAAAGAAACTATAGAGAAAATGATTAAAGCTTACCCTGAAATGGAGATAGTACAAAAAACTGTCATCAATGGTGAGATGATAAACAGGCCTTATTTTTATAATTTTTTTGATACATGGTTTGATCCAGTTAATAAAACTTATATGGGTGAAGATTTTGCTTTCTGTAAAAGATGGAAAGATATAGGCGGTAAATGCTATGCTTTAGTTACTGACAGAATCTCACATGTTGGCGAACATCAGTATAGAGGGTGTTTTGCTGATGAGTTGATAAAGACTAAGTAAAATGGTAATATTACAGGATACGATTGAGTATTATTATGGATCCATTTACAATAGCATTAGCCACATTTGGCGTTCAAAAACTTCGAGGTAAATCAACTAATAGAGCGTTGAGAGACGGTTTAATAGCTGGTGGTATTGGTCAGTTAGGTTCTATGACAGGAGCAGGACAATCTATGGGATTACAAGGATTTGGTCAAATAGGAGCAGGTGCTCTACCAGGAGCAACTTTAGGAGCACAATTTAGCAATACTCAAGCTATGCAGGGTATAGGTGCTTTATTTGGTAAAGGATCTGCTGCACAACAAATCCCAACTGGTATGGAAGGTTCACCTGAACTTTTAGGTCAAGTAGGGAATGCTGCACCAAGCGGAAACTTTTTTTCAAACTTAATGCCTAAATCTACGGCAGGAAAACTTGGTTTAGGAACGGCTGCAGTAACATTACTTGGTGGCATGGGTGGAGAAGATGAAGGACCACAATCTTATTTATTACCTACACCAAACAAAGCTTACACAAAATTTGCTAAATCAGGAGCACCAGGAACACCAACTGGTTTTATGACAAGAGACTACACAACAGGAGTTGATACAGCATTAGAAGACCCAGCAACTTATAAAACGGTAGAAGAAATTTTAGGTGATGAACCTACACAAGGATTTAAATCAGTAGAATTTAATTCTGGTGGAATTGTAAACATAGCGAAATTTAACGAAGGGGGACAAGCGCTTCCTTCTAAGTTTTCTCACGATGAGAATGATATGAATAACTACACTCGTGCTGGAGGTTTTGTAAAAGACGGAGCAGGTATGGGTGATGAGAATGAAGACACAATGTTAGCACAATTAGCTGATGGTGAATTTGTTTCAAGAGCGGCAGCAGTTAGAGGAGCAGGTATAGTGGCTGGTGCAAATATAAATAATAAAGAAGAACAAAGAAAAGTAGGAGCTGAGTTCTTTTATGAGCAACAAAAAAGATTTAAAAGAATTTACGACTTAATTGATGCTAGCAGCAAAAACAATTAAAAAAGAAGTTGGGGTTTTATTTATAGAACCAAAACTGATTGAAGAATACTGGCCACTGGCAGAGTTTATGGTCAAAGAAGGATTAAAATATGATGGTGATCCTATGTCAGTAGCTGAGATGAAGAAAAGAATTAAACGTGGTGAATATCAATTACACATCATGGTTGGTTCAGATGATGGAGACAAGTATAAAGTTTTTGGTATTTTTGTTACAAGGATAGCAATATTACCAAACTTTAATCAAGTTGAAGTTATTTTGTTAAAAGGAGAAAAAAGAGAACTATGGCAAAAAGAAGCTGCGGAAGCGATAGAACAATTAGCTGTTCAAAACAAGTGTAAAAGAATAGCGGTTCTAGCGAGACCTGGTTGGAAAAACTTTTTAGAGCCATGGGGATGGAAAGTAAAAAGATTAATGTATCAAAAGGAGTTAAAATAATATGGGTAGTATATTCGGAGGAGGCGGTTCATCAGCACCACAACAAGCTGCTGTTCCAGCAACAACAACTCAATACGTAAGAGAAGCTCCAGGTATTGAGGAAAGAAAACTTGGTTTAATGGATATTGCAAGCTCACTTGCAAAAACTCCTGTTAACATACCCACAGTACAAGTTTCTCCATTAGGCGCACTTGAACAACAAGGAATTACTGCTTCAGGGGTTACAGGGGCAGGTATGCCTACTACTCAATCAGGGATAGGTGCTGCATTAACTTCATTGCAAGGACCCAATATAAATCAATTTTTAAATCCGTATCAAAGTTATGTGGTTGATGAAATTAACAGACAAGCTGCAATAGGGCAAAATAGATTAGGTGCACAAGCTGTTATGTCAGGAGCTTTTGGTGGTGGAAGAGAAGGCGTTGCACAAGCAGAATTAGAAAGAGCTAGACTAGCAAATGTTGGACAAGCTATGGCAACAGGTTTTGGTCAAGCAGCAAATTTAGCATCACAACAACAACAAATAGGATTACAAGGTGCAGGACAACTAGGTGCATTAGGAAGACAACAACAAGGTATGGCGCAAGCTGATATTAATCAATTGATGGCTGCAGGTGGATTACAAAGACAACTTGGTCAACAAGCATTAGATGCTGCAAGATCAACAGAGTTACAAAGATCATACGAGCCTTACCAAAGAGCAGAGTTCTTAAAAAATATTTATGCAGCTGGGCCTACAACACAATCTGCAGTTACAACGAACACCGCTCCAGGTGGAGCAGCAGGAAACCCACTTGCTCAAGCAGCAGGTGCAGGACTTGGTGCTTATGCAACATACTCAATGTTAAATCGACAACCAGGTGCAGCAACCGCCTTACAATACGCGAGGTAGTACATGGATAAAACTTTAAAAAGACCTCTATTTCAAAAGAAGGCTATGGAGGCTTATAAAGCAAAACATGGTGGTAAGATTCCTGGCTACTTTGCAGGAGCCGCTATTGGTGCAGGACTAAGAGCTGCAGCAGCCCCAACATTTAATTTTCTAGGAAGACAAATGGCAAGACCCTCTGTAAGAACCGCTCTTACTGGATTAGAAGGTTATTACCTTGCTGAAGGAGCAGGTACGGCAGCACAAGGATATCGAGAGGGTGACACAGGTAAAATGATAGAAGGTATGTCCTATGCATTACCTGCAGCAGCTTTTCTTCCAGGTACTATGAAAGGATCTGGTATTAGAGCTTTGAGAGAAACAGGTGAATATTTATTACCTGGCTCGACAGGATTGAAAACAGCTATTACAAATAACCCCGTTAAATCAGGTATAGCAAGTATTGGAGGTGCATTAACTGGAGCCTCTCTTCAAACTCCAGCAGGAGCCGTAGAAGTCCCTGAAGGTATGAATAACGAAGAATATTACAGAGACATACAAGAAAGATTAATCATGTCTAAACCTAAATTTGGAGAAAGAAAAGATCTTACAGAAGAAGAAAGAAAAAAATCTCCAATGATAAAAAGAAGATTGGAAGTAGAAAAACCTCCAATGCCAATAGGTGTTAAAGATCCTAAAACACAGGGGGAAGAAACGCTTAATAAAAAATTACAACAATCATCTACAATAAATGATGTTGCTGAGAAATTAGGTGTAACAGATGCAGCAAAAGCAACAGATCAACAAATTAAACAAATAGCAATTGAATCTAACGTCCCTGAAAAAGAACTTAGAAGTATAATAGGTAGAGAAGTAGAAACAGCTGTAGGTCAAACACCTCCAGGTTCTAATAATCCTGTGGTAACAACAGAGAATGAAGCAAGCGCTTATGCTGGCATGACTGATGTAGAAATTGAAAATGCTGTAAAAAGAAGACAAAACACATTAAAAAACGCTAAAGGTTTTTCTAACATGAGTAGTGGTTTTAAAGAATTTAAAAGTGAAATTGAAAAAATGACAGGGACAAACAATCAAAATTTAAATGATTTAATTTCTATGAAAGTAGCTTCAAAACTTTTAACAGGAAAATCTACTGCAAGAGGTGTAGCAGGTTTTGCTGATATAGCAGGACAAGCTATGGGTGTTGGTGCAGATAGTCTACTTGCACTTAAATTAGCACAACAAGATCAAGATATGAAACTTGCTCAGTCTTTTATTAAAATGAAAACTGAAATGGCTAAAAAGAAATCACCTGGATTTGTTTCTGGAGATAAAACATACAAAATTCAAGACCCTAGATTTCCTGGAGGATTCTATAATGCAAAAGGTTTAGAAGGAAAAGATGGTAGACAATATTACAGAACTAGAGATAATCAAGTAGTCCCTGCAGGCCCTGGTGCTGTTGGAAACCAAACTTCGCAAAATGCAGATAAAATAAATTTATACTCAGCTAATTTAGAAGAATTAAAAAGAGGTCAAGATATGATTTCTCAAGTATTAAATATTTTACCTCAAGACGGTACTCTTAAAGCTGCGTTTAGTTTAACTAAAGAAGATGCAATGGGTACTGTTTCTCAAGCCTTTGGATTAAATGGCTTAGAACAAGGCGGTAGCTTTGACACTGAGATTATTAGTTTATTAAACAAAAATAATATTGATAATGATGAGACTAAGAAAAAATTAATAGAAGAGTATCAGAAATCTATAAGCGATGAGACACTTAAAGAGAGAGGTAAAGAATTATATAAGAAAAATAAATCAGGTATTTTTGGTCGTCCAACAGACGCTGAACTAGAAAGATATTCAAGATTAGCTTTAATTGAACAACGTATGAAATACATTGTTGCTAATGCTAATAAATCAGAAGATAGATTAACTCAAAAAGATATTGAGAATGCCGCTAAACGAACAGAAATTCTTAAATTCTTTGGATCAGAAAGAAACGTTTACCAAAACTATAAAAGGTTGCAGGAAGAATTTACAGCTAAAGCACAAGCAGATGCTATGAAGTATAGAAATGCTGGAGGAACTGAAGATGGTATGCAGTATTATATTGACACTGTTCCTGGAGTAAAAGAAATGTATGAAACTCAATTTAACAAAGTTCTTACTTCACAAAAAGCTAGTAACAAACAAAACAGAGATCAAGTTTTAAAGACAATACCAATAGCTGGAGGTAGTTAATGGCCGACATCAAAACTTTACAAAAAGCTATTGATGAGAATAGAGTTGATACAAGACAATTAGCTCCTGAACAACTTCAAGCACTAGATCAAGCTTTTAAAACTGGAGAGCTTACAGGTTATGATAGCGCAAAAGACTACGAAAGATTAATTAATCTTGGTGCTCTTTCGGTTGGTAAAGACAAAGAAAAAAGATTAGAACCTTTTAAATCCGCTACAGGGATAACTAGAGGAGATCTTGTTTTAGCAGGGTCAGCTGCAGGTTCTTTTGTTCCTTTTTATAAAGACTTACCTAAATTGTTAGACGCATATCAAAAAGCAGGGTTCAAAGATGTTTACGGAGTAGACACTCGTTTTAATTCAATGGGTGAAATATATAAAAAAAGATTTACAGTTTTAGGAGATAAATTAAAAAAACTTCCTAAGATTAAAGGACCAGTAGGATTACCTATTAGAGCTTTAAGTAATTTAGGAGGAATGGTAGATAACACAATTGATTTTTTTAGTAAGTTAAGAAATTATGGTGCAACACAACCTTTATCTACTTTTGCAAAAACTACATTAGGAGGTTCTTTGGGTGCTGGTGCTGGTTCATATGCATATGAAATAGCTAATTTAGGTTCTGATTTTGTTGGTGCAACCTCTCAAGATTTAGCCAACCTTACAGATAATGATATTAGAAAACTACCTGTTGCAGAGAGAATATTTTTTAACGGTTTAACAGAAATGTACAATGATCTTCTTTGGGCTGGTGGAGCAACAGCTTTGATACCTCTTGTAAAATATGCAGGTAAAGAAGGATTAAAAAACACACTAGGTTTAAATAGCCAGCAATCAAAAGATATTGCAAGAGCTTATGAAAGAATTGGAATGAAACCAAGTATAGCTTCATTAATACCTGGAGAAAATTCTTTTCAAAACTTCTTTAAAAAATTCTTTAGTACAATCGGTGTTTACCCACTTGTTAGTGGACCTTTAGCTAAAGTAAATAAAGATCTTAACGTAAGATTAACTAATGAAGAGTTTCTAAAAACAGTAGACAATTTAAATATGGCTCCTGCAAGTAATATTAGTTTAATGAATTATGCTGGTATTAATCAAATGAGAGCAGAATGGAAAAGAGTATTACAAACTATTAATCAAGAATATAGTCATGTTAAAAAAGTATATGATGAAATAGGCAACCCTGCATTTATTCCAACACAATCTATAAAACAAGAGACAGAAAGATTAATACGAGGATTAAAAGAACAATATCCTGCAGATCAATACTTGTTTAATAGTTTAGAAAAAGGAGCCAGAGAACTTACAGAAGTAGATGATCCAATAGTTCAATACATTAAGTATCTAAATGATATTACACAGAATAAAGATTATATTAGAATAAGTGACTGGCAAGGTCTTTCAAGAATGCAAACTGCTGCTTACACAGGAAGTAAATACAACAATGTTAAAAATCAATTGTTAGTAGTTAGAAATGCTATGGAGAATGATTTAAATAGTCTTCAAACAGTAACAGGAAGAGCAAACCTAAAAGAAAATGTATTTAAAAATCAATACGATCAAATTTTAAAAGAAGAAGGCCCTGAAGCTGCAGAAGCTTTTCTTGATAAACAAGTAAGAGCAGGTAACACAGCCTTTACTGCTTTAAAAGAAGCTAACACCTATTACTCATTAGTATTAAGACCTTTTCAAAAAAACAAAGTAGCTAGTCAACTAAGGCAAGCAGATAATAAACTTTTTGCAGATAAAGGAATTGAAATGATAGGAACATCTTCTATCTATCCTGATGAAGTTTTTGATAAAGTTATAAGAAGAGTTATGGCTAGTGATAGCCCAGATGCTATAAGACAATTAAAACAAATATTAGGTGTTACTGATTCTTCTTACAAAATATTAGATGAAAATGGTAAGTTAAAAAGAACTGTTCAAATACCTAAAAGTAAAGAATCACAAGCAGTATATGACAGATATGTTAGAGAGTTTTTCTGGGATTCTTGGAACAATGCTACAGCAAATCCATTAAGAGATTTTAGATCTATATCTACACAAGCCGCTGCCGCAAAAGCAGCTGAGAGAGGTTTTGTAACAAAAAGACCTTTTCAAATGGACGACTTAACAGAACAAAGAATTAGAGCTAAAACAAAAACAAATGAAGTTTTAGATGTTACAGAAATAGATGCAAGAGTATTTACACAATCTGATATAGCTAATCTTAATGATGGAATTATAAGAAATCACGATTTTGGTGCATTAGATATTGAGAAATTTGTAAAAAATATTGGTATAGATAGTAAACAAGGTAGAGATAAAATTAGAGAAATGTTTGGTGGTGGAGCAACAGGAGCAAAAGCACTACAAAGAATTGATGATATAATAACGGTTAAACGAGCTTTAGACACCGTTGATTACAGAGATCCTTCTACTTTCGTACAAAGAGCTATTACATTAAGAGCAGGTCAAGGAGGTGGATTAGCCGCTGGAGCAACAGCCGCTGCTTTTGGTTTTGGTAATACCATTAAATTAATTTTAGGATCTAGAATGTTAGGAAGTGTTCTTACTAATCCAAATGTTGCTGAAAATTTAATGGAAATGAATAAGTATCAAAGATTTATGACAGATCAAAAAGGTGTTTATCAATTAAGTCCTCAAAATACTCCAAGAGCATCTGCAACTTTTGTTAGATTTATAAATAGTTTAATGGAAGCTGAAGGTGATGATTTTAGAGTTGATCCTAATAAAATTGACTTTGAAGAAATAAGACAAAAAATTGAAAGTTTAGACCCTAATTTACCTTTAAGAAGTAGTTATGATTTTGGTAGTATGCCTAAATTTACAAGAGATAGAATATATCCTGAGTTTGAAACAGCTAAAAATTTATCTGCTGAAGCACAACAAGTAGGGGAAGAATATTTACAAGGGTCTAATTTAATAGCACTTAGCGATCAACAATTTGATCAAGTGTACGAAGGACAAGTTCCACAATCTACAGAGCCTCAACAAATGGCCCCACAACCCACAACAACTGAGCCCACAGCAATGGCTACAGGACAAGCACCACAGGCCACAGGACAACAGCAACAAGCACAACAATTTGCAGCGTTATTCCCACAAGATACTTTGGGCCAAGCCGTAGCAACTAGAGGATTAAAAGAAGGTGGTTTTGTTGAAGATGCTTATGCACAAGCAGATGAGGTACTCAATGGCTAAAAAGTCTGCATTACAAAAGATTGAGTATCATGAGAAGATATGTCGTATAATGCAGAAACAGACATTTGAAAGAATAGATAAAATGGAATCAAGAATTGCTAGACTTGAGAAGTGGATAATAGGTGGTTTAGGAGCCATACTTTTAGCTGTACTTTCAAACCATATGTAGTAAGGTGCGGTATGAAATTTACCGAAGAAGAAAATTCATTCACATTATCTGATTTTAAATCCATAAATAAATACAAATATAAAAAATATTCTAGAGCAGAAGACCCTGTAACAGGCAAACGTTTATATGCTGTTGATGGTACAAAACTGCCAAGTGTAACTACAATTTTAGGAGCGACAAAGGACCAAGCATCTATCGAAGCATTAGAAAGATGGAAGAAACAAAAGGGAGAAAAAGAAGCAGATCGTATTAAGAACGAGGCATCTACTGTAGGAACAGAAATGCACCTTGTCATAGAGAAATATATCGAAGGACAAGGGTATTTAAATTTATCTGAACAAGGTAACCGACCTAGAAAAATGGCTCATACGATTTTAAAGAACTGTGCAGATATTGAAGAAGTATGGGGTAATGAAGTAAGTTTAGCTTATCCAGAAAGATATGCAGGAGCTACAGATTTAGTTGGTGTTGCAAATGGCAAAGTAACTTTGTTTGATTGGAAACAAACGAATAAACCAAAGAGAAGAGAGTGGAGTTCTGTTCAAGACTACTTTACGCAATTAGCAGCCTACACAATAGCTCATGAGAAGGTATATGGCCCAATAGAGGCAGCTTCCATTAGAATGTGTTCTAGAGACATGCAATACTTTCAATTTGATATAGAAGGCGAAGAATTAAAGCATTATCAAGCAAAATGGTGGGAAAGATATGATAAATACGCCTCTATGACACCTAGCCAGGGATAACCTCTGAATCGCAAAAAATAAGGGGTCTATGGCCGTTTATTTGAGCCATTCTTTGAACTCATCACCCAAAGTCTTAATTGCTAGCTCATTTTTATTAGATAAGGAAGAAATTATTCTTTCGTCTATTGTTCCCTTACAAATAAGATCTGTGTAGAGAACTTGGTGTTGTAAACCTGATCGATGCGCTCTGTCTTCAGATTGTTTTCGAACCTCAAAGTTAAAGCTATTAGAAAAATAAATAACATTTTTAGCTTGTGTCAAAGTAAGACCGAATCCTCCTGTAGAAGGATTACCTACAAAGAATCTGCACGTAGGATCTTCTTGAAATCTTTTCATAGCTTGCGCTCTTTTTAAAGTATCTACAGATCCATAGTTTGCTACAACAGATTGTTTGCCGTATTTTTCTTCTAAAAATTTTATAATAGATTCGATATTGTATATGTAAGTAGCCCAAATAATAATCTTGCCATCAGCTTCTTCTATAATATCAGATAGAGCATGAAGTTTAGGGTTTTTAAATTGTTTAAGTTCTCCATCATTTGTTTTAACAAATCCATTACAGACTTGATGGAGTCTAATGATTTCAGTTAATTTGTTGTTATAAGATACTGTTTCATCTTCAATGATAGCAATAGCTGCAATTCTAAGTTGTTCATAGAATCTCTCTTGATCTTCGTTCATATCAATATATCTTTTGGAGTATAGTTTTTTAGGTAAATCAAGGCATTCATCTTTAGTTACACGATAAGAAAATTTAGATAGTTTTTCTTCTAGCTCTTTAATGTGTACATAGTATTTAGGTATTTCTGTATATTTACCACCGCCAAGATCTAGCTTGTGAGTTACACAATATCTGTTTCTAAATGTATAAAAACTAGAAAAGCCTAAATGTTTTTCATCTAAAAAATTACATTGCGTATATAAATCTAAAGGAGATTTTGTTACAGGAGATCCTGTAAGAATACGTCTGTATTTAGAATAAGAAGCAAGTTTTAAAACATTTTTAGTTCTAATAGCCTTATGGTTTTTAATTGTAGTTGATTCATCTATAATAGCGATATTGTTAGGATGGTGGTATAAAAATTCTGTAGCACCTTTAAATCCTCTTGATGTAGATAAAGCTTCTATATTCATACAGAATATTTTTAATTTACCTTTAGCATCTAAAGATTTTTTTAGTTTTTTAGGTTTATCTATATTCCAAGAGTATATTTCATATTCAATATCAGGAGACATATGCTTTTTAATCTCATCAAAAGCCCAAACGGTATAAACTGATTTAGGTGCAAGGATAAGAACTCCTGTAATATCTCTGTGACTTCTTAAAAGACCTATATTATCTATAGCNACTTTAGTTTTCCCTGTACCCATTTCCATAAAAAATGCGTATGTNGTTTTATCCCAAGAATTTTCTAGACAAGTTTTTTGGTGTTGATAAGGTGTGGTTTTATAGTTAAACAAGTTCAACATGATGGTTGACATATAATCTCAGTACGATATAAAGTCAAGTAAATATAGGAGGCCATTTATGGACTTAGAACAACTAACAACTGTAAATATAAAAACGAATGAAGTTAAAGACATCTCTAACGCTTGTAATAAGCTATCAGCTCAGAACAAAATTGTTGAAGACCTTCAAGATCTTTTAAAAGAAGAGCAAGAAGAAGCTAGACGTTTATCTGAAGAAGTCATACCGACTTTGATGCAACAAGCTGGAGTATCTTCTGTTAAGTTAGAAGATGGTTCGTCTGTTACAGTTTCTCCTTACTACTACGCAAAAATCCCTGAAGATAAAAAAAACGAAGCCTATAGTTGGTTACGTGATAATAATCATGGGGATCTGATTAAAAACAATGTATCAGTATCGTTTGGTAAGGGTGAAGATTCTGACGCGGTTAAGTTAAAAGCCGAGTTAGAAAAGCAAGGTCTTGTCGTAGACCAAAAACAAGACATTCATTGGCAAACTCTTCGAGGATTCGTAAGAGAGCAAATGGAGAATAATCGTAGCATACCTTCTGACATGTTTGGATTGTATGTTGCTAATCGAACAAAAATAACAACTAAAAAGTAAAGGAGAACACATGGCAAACGGAAAAACAGCCAAAACAGCAGTGACTAAAAAAGAAGAAGCTGCAGCGCCTATGATTGCAAACTTAGAACAGTTTGCGGGTGCGGGTGCGGAAAACATTACATCTAAAGATGTATCGTTACCGTTCTTAAAAATCCTTACTAATAACTCACCACAAGTAACACAGGGTGATGCAAAGTTTATTAGTAGTGCAAGACCAGGGATGGTGCTTAATTCTGTCTTAAACAAACTCTATAATGGAGCAGATGGATTTAACGTAGTTCCTTGTTTCTTCAAATTCGAATATGTGGAATGGGCAGATAGGGGGACTAAAGATTCTTTAGCACCTGTTAATTCATATCCAGCTGATTCGGATATTATGACAAAAACAAAAAGGGGAGATGATCGTAAAGATAGATTACCAAGTGGTAATTATATCGAGCCTACTCACTATCACTATGTGATGATGGTAGATGAGAATGATCAGCCATCTGAAACGGCAGTAATTGTGATGAAAGCTACTCAGGCCAAAAAGTCTAAGAAGTGGAACTCAATGATGTTGTCTCAGAGACGTAAGGGATCTAAAGGTTTCTTTCAACCACCAACTTGGTCTCAAATTTATACTTTGAGCACGGTGTTAGAAAAGAACAATCTTGGGTCTTGGTATGGTTGGGAAATCAATCATAACAAAGACATTCCTAACGATACGTTATTAAGTGCTTCTCAAGCATTCTTTGACACGTGTAAAAAAGGAAATGCCAAGGTTAACCTTTCGGAAGACCAACAAGAGCAAACTGGAACTAAGAATCCGTTCTAATGAGTTCACTGAATTTTTTTAGTCAATTATTTGGCGGATTAAAATCAGCATACGGTACCTACGAGTTAAATGGGGCTCGTAGGTCCGATGGTAAAGCTGAAGGTAAGGCCTTAACTAAAAAAGGTGAGGTCACTTCAGAACTATTCCAAAAACATTTAAACGGAGAATTAAGTTTAGGTATTGTCCCTATTATGGAAGACAATAACTGTAAGTGGGGATGTATCGATGTTGATGAATACGCAGGATTCAATCCCTTAATAATAATAAAAAAGATTAGAGAATTAAAAATACCTTTATTTCCATATCGATCTAAGTCGGGTGGATTACATATATTCTTACATATCGATGGCGTTATACCTGCTACAGATATGATTGATAAATTAACTGAATTAGCTAGCAGATTAGGTCTTGCTGATTGTGAGATATTTCCAAAACAAAGAACGATTAACGTAAAATTAGGAACGATTGGTAACTGGTTAAACTTGCCTTACCACAATGCAAAGCTTACCACACGTCATGCAATAGATGACAACGGCCACTCGATACCGATAGAGGGTTTAGAGAAAGCTGTTAAACCTTACGTTATTAAGCCCGAAGAATTTTATAAAATAAAAGTAGAAGAATATAAAGACGAAGATGAATTGTTTGCAGAATATCCTCCTTGTGTACAAAACTTTGTAAAGAATGCAGTAGGAGAAGGACATCGTAATGAAGCATTATTTAATGTTGGAGTTTGTATGCTTAAGAAACATGGTAAAGATGGTGCTTGGGAAGATGAGCTTGGCGATATTAACAAAGGTTGGGGTGATAAAGCGTATCCAGCGTCTGAATTAAAAGCCACTGTAATAAAAAGTTTAAGTGGAGATAAGAACTACAATTATAAATGTCAAACAGATATAGCTAGAAAGTATTGTAACCAAGGGTTATGTATGAAACGTAAGCTTGGTATAGGTAAAAACAATTATAGCTTTACAGTAGACTCCTTTCAAAAGATAAATACAAAACCACCTAAATACATTTTAACAATAGATAAAAAACCAGTGAGACTTACAGGGCAGCAACTTTGCCAACAACAGTTACTTAAAACTGAATTGTTTGATTGGGATATTGTTTGGAAAACAATGGAGAAAGAAGCTTTTAATATGTGGTTAAACTATCTTAAATCAATGCAGACAGATGTAGAAGGCTATGACTTTACTGATGATGATAAGGATGAGTTTCAATATTTATTCAGACACTTCCTTGATGATAGCCAAGTTGCAGATGATATTACACAAACTCAATCAGACTATATTTATCAAGAAAACGGTTTTGTGTTCTTTAGAGCAGAGGTATTTAAAAAGTTTTTAAAGAAAGATGGTAACAATCTTAAACGTGATGAAGTTAAAGAATTATTAATAGACAATGGTGCAGAGTATGTAAGAGGTCATAATGGTTATAAAGCTAGACTTTGGAAAGTGCCTAAACCTGAGCAAGAAGACATAAAGGAAAGAAATGTTAAATTCAAACGAGAACTACCAGGATTCGACCCAGACGCTGACCAAAACATTTAAGATCTTTGGTCCTCCTGGAACTGGTAAAACAACAAGATTAATAAAGATAGTGGAAAAACATTTAAGACTTGGTGTGCAACCTTGGGAGATGGTTTATGTATCTTTTACTAATAAAGCTATTGATGAAGCTGTAGAAAGAGTTCTTAAAAAATTTAATACTTACAAATCAGAAGACTTTGGTAATTTTAGAACAGTACATTCTTTTTGTAAGAAAGCTTTTAGTAATTTACCTGTATTAGATCCTAAAATAGATATGCTTCAGTTTCATACACAGTGGGGAACAATTAATGCAAATTTTTCTGAAGAAGATGCTAACCACAAAGTATTTAATAACTGGTCTCTTCGAGTCTACGACAAAGCTAGAAATATGATGGTTGATCCTATTTCATTATACAAAGCAGAACCTATTAAAAAAGTAAGATTGCAGCAATTTACAGATATTATTAGAAATTATGTTAAATTTAAAAAAGATCATAAAATGGATTTTACAGATATGGTTGAGAAATACGTAAAAGAAATAAGTCCTCCAAAGTATAAGGTGTTTATTGTTGATGAAGCTCAAGATTTAACTCCTTTACAATGGTTATTTGTAGAGAAAGTTGCTAATAAAGCTAACAGAGTGTATTTAGCAGGCGATGATGATCAAGCTATTTATGAATGGAATGGTGCTAAAGTTAGATGTTTTTTAGATTTTCCAGGGAAAGCTTTTGTTTTAAATAAATCATATCGATTAAACAAAACAATACTAGAGTTTTCTAAAGAAATATTAACCTTTATACCTGAGAGACAGCCAAAAGAATTTATTTCAGTTAACGAATCAGAGGGACATATACATACTTACGGTAGATTTAGTGAAGTTCCCTTTGATGATTTACAAGGAAGTTGGTTTATCCTTGGTAGAGTTGGGGATAATGTGGAAGAACTTAAACAGTATGCAAGACATAAAGGCCTATACTTTCAAGATATGAAAGGCAACAAATCATTTAATATAAATAAATGGAATGCTATTAATTACTGGCAGACACTTATGGCAGGGGAATCATTGATTCGTGAGCAAGTAGGTATATTATATGATTTCATTGATGAAATAAAAAAAGGCTGGCGTAAGGTAGATAACAAGGCTTGGGATGTTGTTCATCCTAATCAACCTTTAGATCTAGAATTTCTTAAAAATAATTGTGGACTTGAAACCAATCAAACAGATTGGTGGAAAGTTTTAAATAGAAAATTTACAACAAGGGACTTGGATTATTTTGAAAATATGTTAAGAAGAGGAATAAAATTAAATGACAACGCAAAAATTATTATCGATACAATCCATTCGGTCAAGGGCGGAGAGGCGGAAAACGTTTTACTTTACGAAAAGAGTAACTGGCCATCTAATTTCTCATCTAAAAATGGGAAGGATAAAATGGCCGAAGCACGTGTTTGGTATACTGGTGTTACGCGCAGTAAGAAATCCTTACATATCCTCTCTACTGATCATACATATTTTTTTCCTCTTGGGCGTATTGCATCTTATTTTAGAAGGAAAAATTTAAATGGTTGATCAAAGCGATTTAGAAAAAGCATTTCCACAAGATAGGCAGGTGGGTGGATCTCATTATAAAAATTTTCACATTCAGCCGTATGAGTTTATATCTAAAAACAACTTATCATTCTTTCAAGGCTGTGTTGTAAAGTATGTTTGCAGGTATTTATTTAAAAATAAAATAGAAGATCTTGAAAAGATAATTCATTACTGTGAATTAGAGATCAAAAAAATGAAGGATATAAAATGAAATTAGCTACAATTAAACAAATAAAAGACTACATAAATTCTGACCCCTCGACTTGGAAGAAGAAAGATAAGGATTTAAAACATAAAGATAGAGAGGATAATGTTATGTTTAAAGCTTACTATTGGGTTATTATTAAATATCTTAAAATAAGAGAAGAGAGAAAAGAAATAAAAGTTCTTAAGAAAACAATTAAGTGGTTTGAAAAACAAATTAAACCTCATGATTGTGGTTGGATGCATACAACTATTGATGGTCTGAAGCATAGAATAAATTTTTTAGAAAACGATTGGTTTGATGGAGACAAAAAGTGACTACTGAACTTGTATTCAATCAAGCAGAATCTGATTGGACAGTTCCTGAAAGTTACCCTGATCTAACCAGTAGATCTATTGTTGCGGTAGACTTAGAAACAAGAGATCCTAATATCAAAACTAAAGGCCCTGGCTGGGCTACTAACGATGGAGAGATTGTAGGCATAGCTGTGGCTGCAGATGGCTTTAAAGGCTATTTTCCTATTGGTCATGAAGCTGGAGGTAATATGGATAAAAATATTACCATGAAATGGTACAAACAACTTATGGAAAGCGAAGTTGATAAGGTTTGTCATAACGCTTCTTACGATATTGGTTGGACAAGATCTCAAGGCATTAAACCTAAAGGCAGAATGCTAGATACCATGATAGCAGGTGCATTAATTAATGAAGATAGATTTAGTTATTCATTAAATGCTTTGTCATTTGATTATTTAGGAGAAATTAAATCAGAAGCACAATTAAAAGAAAAAGCAGAAGAGTGGGGTTTAAATGCTAAACAAGATTTATGGCGACTGCCTTCTAATTATGTAGGCCCTTATGCAGAACAAGATGCAGAACTTACCCTTAAACTTTGGAATCGTTTTAAAGTAGAAATAGAGAAACAAAACTTATCTAATATATTTGAGTTAGAAACAACTTTAACGCCTATACTTATTGAAATGAGAGAACATGGTATTCGTGTAGATCTTAGTAAAGCGGATGGACTTAAAAAAGAATTTGTAAAAGAAGAAAATAAAAGATTACTAGAGATCAAAAAACTTTCAGGGGTAGATGTAGAGATCTGGGCAGCAGCATCTGTTGCTAAAGCTTTTGATGCTTTGAAAATACCATACCAAAGAACAGAGAAAACTAAGGCTCCAAGCTTTACAACAAATTGGTTACACAATTGTCCTCATCCTTTAGCTAAATTAGTTAGAGAAACAAGAGAGATGAATAAGTTTCATTCTACTTTTATTGATTCAATATTTAGATATGAGCATAAAGGAAGAATACATGCAGAGATTAATCAACTTAAATCAGATAGTGGTGGCACAGCTACAGGGAGACTATCGATGTCTAATCCAAACTTACAACAAATACCTGCAAGAAATAAAGAATTTGGTAAAAAAATTAGATCTTTATTCTTACCTGACGAAGGTAAGCGATGGGGTTCTTTTGATTACTCACAACAAGAGCCAAGATTAGTTGTACATTACGCAGCTAGTGTAGACTCAGGTTTTGATGGTTCATACGATTTAATAAAAGCATACGAAGAAGAAGATGCAGACTTTCATCAAGTGGTTGCTGATATGGCAGGTATACCTAGATCTCAAGCTAAAACGATAAACTTAGGTTTATTTTATGGAATGGGTTCGGGTAAATTAGCTAAACAGCTTGGTATTGAAGTAGAGCAAGCTAAAAGAATATTAGCTGAATATAATTCTAAAGTACCTTTTGTAAAACAATTGTCTAATCGATGTATGGCTACTGCAGATCGTAAAGGATGTGTCGTTACCATAAGAGGTCGACATTGTAGATTTGATCGTTGGGAGCCTAAGTCATTCGGTATCCATAAATCTATGACACGTGANGAAGCAGAGTCTAAGTATGATCGAGGTATGATTAAACGTGCTATGACGTATAAAGCTTTAAATAGACTTATCCAAGGATCAGCAGCAGATCAGACTAAACAAGCAATGATAGACTGTTACAACACTGGCCACAGGCCACTGCTACAGATACATGATGAACTATGTTTTAATGTAGGTAAAGATGANGATATCAAAGAAGTAAAAAACAAAATGGAGCATTGTTTAGATAATGTGCCAATGAAAGTGCCAAGCAAAGTAGACGTAGCTTTAGGTAAAAATTGGGGAGAAGCAACATAATGGTAAAACCAAAAGAAAGATTTAGAATAGAAGAATTAGGAATTGGTACATGCCCTGAGTGCAATCATTCAGTTACTTTTACTCCTACAAGAAAATCAAACGTCTATGTTTGTGATCAATGTGATGAAAAAGTTTATCAATACAAAAATGGTAAAGTACATTGGTATACTTTAAAAGAAATGCCTTTAATGGGTGTGAAGCCCTATAATTTGAGCGACAAGTAGCCTTATATAAAAATCGTTTTTTGAAATAGTGCTAGTTAATTATTAACCAGCGATGTCGTAAAGACCTGCAGATGCATCAACAACACTTTGGTCATTGATTTGTTTCTTTAAGTCTTTGATCTTAATATCGATCCACTTCATATCAGGTGTAACTCTACCTTGTTGTAACGCCTGACCCGCCCATTTGGACTCCAACTGAAGTTTCTCTGATATCAACTTCTGTAGTGCCATCTTTTAGCTCCTCATATGAGATGAAAACTCTATTTTTATTATAAAAGTCCTCATCCTGTGCTGCGATCTCACCATTGTTCAGCTTCAAATTAAACTGTTGCAAGGCCTCAGCATCATTGTTAGCTTTAATTATCCCATCATAATACTTTCCCTCTGATCGTATCTGAATTCGATAACTACTCATAAGAGAGTATATATCAATTTTTGAGGGTATTGCAACCCCTCTGTCAAGCAAGGGGGTAAAAATAAACATTGACCTTTAGCTTTTTATATCTTATATGGATGAGATAAGGAGTAAATATGAAGAGCAAAAGTAAAAAATTAAAGTTTTTAATAGATGATTTAGACTCTACTTTGTCTAAGGTACATCAAAAAACTATTGAAGGAAGACCTATAAACCCTGGAGACGATGAATGGAGCGCTAGTCGAGATAGGTTAATGCAAACTAAAGTAGTGATGGGTAACTTTAATGTTTATCCAATTAATTGGCAGTTAGCAGATCATTTAATAGGTGATGAACTTGCTAATAGAGAAGATGCTCATATTGAGCATATACAATTTATGAAGGAAAGAAATTAATGAACTATGGCCTTATAGCTTTGTTTATTTTTATCCTATTCTTTCCAAAGTTTATGTTAGCTATATTTATAGCTATCGTAGCATTCATATTTGGGATATCAATCTAACATGAAGGACAAAATGAAAATAGTAACGATGTTGTGTGTCTGTATGACACTAGTATTTTTAACGGCTTGTTCGGTAACGCACAAGGTAAAATTAGGAAAAAAATGTACCCCTGAACATAAAGAATGGTCGTATGTTTGGTTTATAGAGAAAGGAAGTGAAGACAATGTCTCAAAAGAAAACTGCAACTGATTGGATAACTAGAAGAGTAGGTGCAATCAATAGAATTCTTAAGAGTAAAGGTAATACGAAACCTTTTCATGAACATTTTATAGAAGAACACTGGAGACTCATGAACACTAAATGCAAAACAAAAGCAGAATATAAAAAGGAAGGGAGAAAAAATGGACATCACTAAATGGAAATCAGTAGCCGTAGCGAAAGAAACACACACACTTCTTAAAGGTTTGTGTAATGAGAAAGAAAGAAACCCAGCTCGAATGATATCGAAGTTGGTTAAAGATTACATTGAATACCAAGCCAAGAAAAAAGGCGTATCAATGGAAAAGTACAAATCTAGCTTATTGCAAGGACTTAAGAAGAATGATAAAGGTTAAGTCTTTTTCTTCCTTGTGTAATTGCCAGGTTAATTTATTAAAACTAAATGAGCCTGGCATTTACTTTCTTTTTAACGAAAAACTAGAACTTGTCTACATAGGTGAATCTTCAAATCCTTTAATTAGAATTTTAAGTCATTACTTTAGAAGTTATCCTAATGGTAAAGACAAGAAAGGTATTGGCCCTGTCTTTAGCCACTTTAGAATCATTCTAACTAATCGAAGANAAAAGAATNAGACAACATTATGAAAANAGATGGATTAAAAAATTTAGTCCTCCTATTAATTGGAATGGCCAATCTGAGGCTCCTTATCTTTTAACAAGGAAAGAATTAAATGATTTTATTAAAGTATATGACAATTTTTTTAAAGAAGATATGACTTGGCATAGGTACATAAACGATGAAGTTGTAAAACAAATGGATAAGTATATAGTCCATAGAAAAAAACTAAGAAAAGAACGATATGCAAGGACAGGGAAATGAGTGAACCATATCATTCAGGGATGTTTTATCATCGAATGTTAAAAATGTTCCGTGAAGCTAATCAAACTAACAAAGGATATAAAATGTGTGAGAAGTGTAAAGGCAATCATTATATAAGAAATGAAGACAACAGTACAAAATTTTGTATTGAGTGTAATGGTAAAGATGAGCCTAAAGTAAAAGAAACTGTATTAGCTCAGGCAATACATAATTTTTTTGATTATGACAAAAAATAAACACACAAGGAACGATGTACAAGATGTTTTACAGATTTTAGCGGATAAGTTAGACCGTAGAGAATACGCTAAAGTCACATCATTGATGTCGATGCTTTTTGTAGGCCATACATTTCAATTATCTGAAGATGGTTTTGAGTTTATAAATTTAGTTATAAAAACTAAGAAGAACCAAGGAAAGAAACTTGTTAAGATTAATAGACAAAGTAACATAATTAAGTTAAAACCTAGAAGTAACTAGTTATATTTTTCATTGTTGAGGGCGTGGAGGGAGACTGAAGCGCCCTTTTTTATTTCTTCTTGAATAACTTACGTTGAGCTTTTTTTAGACTTGATAGATCTAAGCCAATTAGATCTTTTACATTGTCTTGAAATTGAGAAGCGATGTTTTTACCATAACCACCCTCCTAGATCTAATATTGTTTTTGAAGATAGGTTGTTGTTTGAAATAGAATATTGTCTTCCACTCAATGTGCTTTTAATTGAAGATTGTTTTTTAAGAGGTACAGCGCCTTTTTTAACTGCAGCATGAACATTATACTTGTCTAGACTTTTAACATCTTGTCTGTATTTCTTTTGACGGGCCTTCTTCTTAGCTAAAGCTATCCCTGCTTTTATAATTGTTCTTGCTACCATGAGTTTTATTATACGTGATGATGTTTATTTTGACTAGCTGTTGTATAATGAATTATGAAATTTGCTTTAACTATATATATCTGTTCGTTTATAGATTTTACGTGTACTACAGGCCTTAACGTTCAGTTGGAATTTTCTACTTGGAAAGAATGTGTACAAGCTGCACATAAAGAATCAAATATATTGATAGAGGCATTGCCTGAGCGAATGGTAGAGGCTAATAGATTAGCTACAAAATACACTTGCCAACAACTTGTCGGGGTTTAGTTGACTTACGGCCCATAATGAATTAGTAGTCGAAATATGGAGCTACTAAATGAATA